TGTCGCGCTACGTGAAGCTGTGGCATTCGCCGCAGCCCAGCATCTCCCTGAGGAAGACCCAGCGCTCGTCTTCGCGATCGTCGAGCAGGAGTCGGGCTGGGACCCGAATGAATATAGGTATGAGCCGGCTTTTGAGAAGAAGTACGTCGATGGCATCGAAGGACTATCCGAGACGGAAAAAAAAGGCCGCTCTATGTCTTGGGGACTGATGCAGCTGATGGGGCAAGTTGCGCGTGAGCGGGGATTCATCGGCCCCTTTCCAAAGCTGTGCTCTCTGCCGTCCGAGAATTTGCGTTTCGGGTGCCTGCACCTCAGGAGCATGCTCGCGCGGGCCGACCGCGATGTCGAGCAGGCTCTCCTTAATTGGAACGGCGGAGCGAATCCAGATTACGGCAGGCAGGTGATTGCGCGGATGTCGCGCTACAAACCGTGAGAGTTCCTAGGAGAGGAGGCCCGAAAGCGATGGGGAAGGCAGGGACTGCATCCCGCACAAAAAACGTTTCTGGCGCTGCGGATAGCGGTGAATCGAGAGATGGAGGAACTCGGGCAGTTTCTTTATCGGACCTTCTGCTCCTGGGAATTTTATTTGCGGCGTGCCTTGGCAGCGTGGCGGCCCAGCCCTTTGCCCATCACGCGCATGCCCTCCCAGTAGCGGTTCCGTTCGGCCAACAGTCAGAGAAGGCACAAAAATCTGATTGGCCCGAAGTATCTGTTAGCGAATTGCCGCCAGAACCTATCCCGGCGGGAACGTGCAAACACTCGCGCTCGGGCTATCTAGAAATAGATGAGCACGGCAAGGTGAAGGACACAAATCTCACTTCTAAGCAGGTCGGTGAGTATGTGAATCAGCGCCTTGGCGAGGGCTACGCCCTGGCGTTGTACCCACAAGCCAGCTTACGCGTGTTCGTCATCGAGACCTGTCCCGTGGCGGCCCAGCCCTCTGCCCGTCGCGCGCACTTCCGCACGCATGACAAGGTGTTGCTCAACGATATCACCGCGACGCCCGGCGTCGTGCGCACGACGAATCGCAAAGAGATTTGCGAAGGCGGGTCGACGAAACAGTTTCGCAACACCACCGAGAAGATGAAGAACGAAGTCTACGCTGCTTACGGCGTGGATAAGGAAAAAGCGCTTGCCGACGGCGCGCGCCCTTCGAAAGCGGACGCGGCTCGGCCGCTGTACGAGATCGACCATTTGATTTCGCTGGAGCTGGGAGGCGCTGACGACGAAGAGAATTTGTGGCCTCAGCCTTACTACCAGCATCCGGGCGCGCATGAGAAGGACACCGTCGAGAACTGGCTGCACAAGCAAGTCTGCAGCGGAAAGATGGAGCCGGCGGAAGCGCAGCGCGCGATCGCTACGGATTGGTACGCGGTCTATGTGGAAATGAAGAAGCTGCCCGGCGGCACGGACGGAGCGAATTGAAGAAGCTGATCATCCTCGCGCTGGTTGTGGCTTCGATGAGCGGCTGCCCTTCGCGCGTGCGCGTGAAGAAGCACGGATATCCGGTGCCGATTCCGGATTGCGCGGAGGGTTTGGCTTTCGTGCCGGTTGGCTGCTACGTGCAAAACGTTCCGGAAGGAATCGAAGTGCGATGCCCGAAGAGCACCACGAAATACAGCAGGTGCGCGAAGCCATGAACTTTACAGGCAGGGACCTTTCGAAGATTGGGCTGCCGCTGCAGATTGCCGGTGCGGTGGGACTGGCGATCGGCATAGCCGCGCACTCTTGGTACGGCGTGTGGATCGGCGCGCCACTTCACCTGGGTGGCGACATTTTATTTTTCCTGCAGATGAAGAAGCAGGGATGTCTTTAAGGAGGACGCGATGGGAATCGTAAGCGAAGTCGACAAAGTGGAATCGCTGATCAATTTGCCGCTGGTGCTGCGGATCCTCGGGATCGTCGTTCTGGGGTTCACGGTTTGGAAGGGCGTGCACGGGCTCTTTCCGACGGCGGGGATTCTGGTCGGCGGATTGATGCTGCTCGTCGGCGGAATGTTCAACAAGATTTACAAGTAGGCGGAGGGCTTCGTGGACGTCGGGAAATTCTTCGGGTCACTTTTTGGTTCGGCCGCGAGCGCGGCGGCTTCTCCGGCCGCGGCGATGGTCGACGGCGCCTCGAAAATTATCGGCATGTTCAAGCTGAGCCCGGAGCTGAAGGCGCAGCTGGAGTCGCAGCTCACCGCCGAAAATCTGGACGCGCAGAAAGCGGAGCTGGCGGCGAGCGTGGCCGCGATGCAGGGCCAGCTGGAAATCAACAAGCAAGAGGCGACGAGCACGAATATGTTTATCGCCGGATGGCGCCCCGCGGTCGGATGGGTTTGCGTGGTTGCGCTGGCGTACGCCTACGTGGGCGAACCTTTCCTGAAATTCGTTCTCGCGATCCGGCATCCGGACCTGATTGCGCATCTTCCGGTGCTGGATACCGGCAACCTTCTCAGCACGCTGTTGATTCCGCTGCTCGGGCTTGGCGCGCTGCGCACGTATGAGAAGGTCAAGGCGCCCGACGCCAATCACGGAGGGAAAGCGGCTGGATGAGCGAGCTGAAGACATCGCTGAAACTTGGCCGGGCCCGGTGGGCATTTGCCGGAGCCGGAGGCGGTGTGGGAGTGGCGATCGGCCTGGCGACGATCAAGGCGGTGACGACGCGGCCGGAATTCGTTCCCCAGCTTCTCAACGGAGGTTTTCTTTATTTCGCGGTGCTAGTCGTGGGCATGGTGATCGCGAGCAAGAAGATGGACACCTTCACGGCGATGCACGAGCGGACGGTGGTGGCGCAAGAGCAGCTGGCGACGAATGTGGGCGCGCTGGTGGCGAAAGACACGCAGCGCGAACGCGAGCAGGAGCTGCTGCTGAATCACCTGGCGAAGACGCACGACACGATTTTGTAACGGCTGGTTGAATTGAAGGCGCTGCATTCATGAGCAACGCGCAAATGAAACGACGGCTGCGGGGAAAAATTCTCGCGCTGATCTATGAGAACCACGAAGCGCAGCGCACGCGGCTGGACGACATCACGCTGGCCGGCGTTCTGGAACGGCTGGGATTTGACGTTTACGGCAACCTGGTGCGCGAGCTACTGCAGGATCTGGGCGAGCGCGGCTGTCTGCAATTCAATCAGGACAAAAATCGCATAACCGGGGAAGTGAGCATTCGCCAGATTCAGATTTTGCCGCGCGGGCGCGACGTCATCGAAAAGACGATCAGCGACGCGGCTGTGGACGTGGAATGAATGAGGCGCAGACCAAGAACGGGAGAGGCGCGAAAGGTTCGGCAGCCGTTCGCGATCGACAAATTACCGTCCGAGTGGCGGGATCGGATTATCGCGTTGCGTGCGAAGTGGCTGACATGGGAACAGATCGAGGAAGAGACCACGCGATTCGAGTGGGACAAGCTGCCGGACGAAATCGGCATCGCCCTCTTCGCCGATCGAAGGATTCCGCACAGCACGCTGCACCGCTGGTACGACGTCCAGGTGGAGCAAAAGTTCGAAGAGATCGCGCTGGAGCGAAAAGCTTCTCAAGCGATCGCGGAGGCGTTCGCGGCAGCCGGCTACGAGAACCTGGACGAATCGGTGAAGAACGCGCTGGCCGACGTGGTCTTCCGTCACGTAAAGGATTCGGGCGATCCGGAAAAGTTTCACGCGGCGCTTGCGGACCTGGCGCTGGCTCTTACGCGGTTCCGGCGCATCGAAATCGCGAAGGATCGCGTTGCGCTGGAGCGCAAGAAGCTCGACGAAATTACGCGCAGGGCAGAGAAAGAAACGAATGACGCAGCAAAGAAAATCAGCAAAGGCGGGAAGCTCACCATCGACGACATCAACCGTCTCCGTGAGCGGACCTTTGGGCTCCCGCCCGTCCAGCGAAGCACTGCCGCCGGTCCTGCAACTTAGGCCGTATCAGCAGCGCTGGATCGATGACGACTCGCGCTTCAAGGGCGCGGTGAAGTCCGCGCGCATCGGCTACACGTTTGGAACCATGGGCGAGATCGTCCTGGATTGTATTGAGAAGCCGAACACTACGTGGACGGTGCTCGCTTCCTCTAAGGCTGTGGCCGTCGAAGGAATCGACGCTGCTCAGAAAATTCGCCAGGCAATGGGCGCCGTCGCGGAAATGTACGAAGAGCCGTTTGCGGATGACCTGGGGCTTACGACCGAAACACAGACGCGCATGCAATATCCCAATGGCGCCCGAATCATCGCGCTTGCCGCCAACCCGCGCACGGCGCGCGGTTATCCCGGAAATGCTTTCCTTGATGAATTCGGGCACGCACCCGATTCCTATGCCATCTGGGCCGCGATCGCGCGCCAGGTCGCTCTCGGTCACAAGCTGCGCGTGGCTTCCACTCCGAACGGAGAGCAAGGCAAGTTCTTCGATCTGGCGAAAGAATTTGGTGTGGCCGAGGGCGTGGCGCCGGAAATTAACCCCGTGCGCAAGGATTCGTGGTCCTGGCATTGGGAAGATGTGCACATGGCCGTCGCCGAGGGCTGCCCGATCAATGTCGACGAGATGCGGAATCTTTTCCGCGATACCGACAGTTTCTCTCAGGAATTTTTGTGCGTGTTCCTGAAGGCCGTTGGCGCGTGGCTCTCGCTGGAGCTTATCTCGCGCGCGGAAGATTCTGGCGCGACGATGGAATGGCCGAGCGGTTACATCCCGATGGGACCGCTTTATGCCGGCATCGACGTGGGCCGCGAAGGCGACCGAACCATTCTCTGGCTGGACGAGATGGTTGGCGACGTGGCGTGGACACGCATGGTCCTGCGGATTCACAGCACCCCTTTCTTTTCGCCTGACGGCGAATTTGCCCGCAACGACCAGGCGCACATGCTGTTGCCCTGGGTGAGGCTCGCGAATCGCACGGCGATGGACTCGACGGGAATTGGGCTGGGCCTTTTCGAATGGCTCGCGGCGCGATGCCCCGGTCACGTCATGGGACTGAATTTCAGCGGGTCAATTGACGCGGAGAAATCGGCGGCGGTTTCCAAGGGCGCGCAGAACGTGAAGATCAAGACGGACCTGGCGGTGCGGCTAAAGCAGCGGCTGGAGCAGGGCCGCGAGCGCATCCCGCACGACGCACAGATTCGCCAGGAGCTGCAGGCGATCAAAAAAGAATATTCGGGCGGCGCGGTGAAATTCGACGCGCCGCGCATCGAGGTCGATACGGCCGTGGCCGGCGGCAAAAAGAAAAAGGTGTTTGCGCACGCGGATTCGTTTTGGGCGAAGGCGATGGCGGACTTCGCGGCCGCGGGCGCGCCAGAGGCGTTCTATGCGCACGCCGACGCCGCCGATCCGCGCGAGGCTCGCGAACCGCGCGGCGTGCTTTCGCAGCTGACGGCGCAGCAGGGCATGCGCGAGCTGGGCGGAGATCGCCACGTTTCTTTGTTGGAGCGGCGGAGAGGCTCGCTGTGGGAATGAAACGCAAAACGAAGAAGCGCGCGAAGGCCTCCATCAAGAAGGAGGCGAAGCAGGTGGCCGTGCGCGAGTCGCTGGGGCCGGAGCTCTTCACGCTGCTTTCCGGCGACGGTGAAGACCCGACATTCCGGCGGATCAGTACGACGACTTCGCGGCGCGACCTGAATCCGGCGATGCACCTGCGCATGCAGCAGGTGTGCTTCTTCCTGTTCATGACCACGCCGTTTGGGAAGCGGCTGGTGCGCGTGATGGTGGACTACATCCTCGGCGAAGGATTCAAGGCGAAGGCCACCGACCCCGACGTCCAGGAAGTTATTGACGATTTCTGGGACTCGAACGACATGGACGAAACGCTGGACGGCTGGGCCGTCGAGACGTTTGTGTTCGGCGAGCTGTGCCCGCCGGTGGCCGTGAACGACGTGGACGGAAGCGTGAAGCTGGCTTACATCGATCCGATGGAAATCGAATACGTCGAATTCGGGCTGATGCAAACGGCCGTCTCTCAGGAGATTCACAATCCGGCGTTCGTGCGTCTGGTGAAGCGTGCGGGTGAAACGGAAGGGCGGCGGCTGCGGATTATCCAGCCGGAAGAAGATCCGACGTCCCCGGATTTCGGTTCGCTGCAGGGGGACTGCTTTTATTGGGCGATCAACAAAACGAAGGCGGCGTCGCGCGGGATTTCCGAACTCTTTGCGCTGGCGGACTGGATCGACGTCTTCGACAACATGATTTTCGATTTCGCAGACCGCGTGCGTTTGCTGAATTCATTTGTGTGGCATTACACGGCGAAGGGCGCGGATGGACCAGCTGTGCAGGCGCTTCGCGACAAAGTGATGAAGTCTCCGCCGCGCCAGGGCGGGATCGAAGTGACCAACGACCAGATCTCGATCGAGGCGCGCACGCCGGACCTGAAGGGCGCGGACATGAGCCAGGCGGCGCGCACCGTGAAGCTGCACATGATGGGCGGCGCGGGATTGCCGGCATGGTTCTTTGCCGATCCGGTGGACGCGAACCGCGCGACGGCGGAAGAAATGTCTGGGCCGACGGGGAAGATGCTGACCAGCCGGCAGAACGTTTTCAAGCGGATCGTCACGCGCGTGATCGATTTCGTGATTCAGCAGGCGGTGCAGCACGGCGTTCTGAGCGAAGGCCTGGACCTCAGCTTCAAGCTGCAGGTTCCAGACCTGAGCGTTAAGGATATGGCGGCTTCGGCGACCGCGCTGCAGACCGTGGCGAATGCGGCCGGAATGGGCGAGGACCGCGGCTGGATCAGGGGAGAGACGGCATCGCGGGCGTTTATCACCGTGCTGACGCAGCTTGCGGTGGAAGTGGATCCCGATGAGTTCGATAAGGCGCAGGCGGAAAAAACGACGCGGGATGCGAAACAGCAGGACGCGCTGAATCCGCAATCGCAGCTCGCCGACGCGCTTAAGCGCACGAAGACGCCCGCGGCTCTGCGCGAGATGCCGCCGGCAACGCAGAGGACGCAATGACCGCGCCCGAATTCGTCTTCGTCGTCTCTGAAGGAATGTGCGGCGAGTCCGAAATCCTCGCGGCTTACTTAGACGAGTCGAAGGCCGAGGCCGAAGTGGCGCGACTGAGAGAGTTGAACAAGGACGCCATGAGTTATGGCTGTGGATACGACAAGGTGATCGTGAAGTGACCGCCCAGGAACAATTCGCGGCGAAGGTCGAGGCGCTGATTAAGGACGCGCGGGACTTTGGCCCTGCGGTGCGCGACCGAGTGATGCAGCTGCTCGAAGAAGCACGCAAGCGAATCGTTGGCGATATTTCGAACGTTGATCCGGAAAGCTTCAAGGGGGCGCAGCTGCGCTTGCTCGCGAAACAGATCGATGGCGCGATGGATGGATTCCGCCGCGACTTCAGCGACGCGGTGACGACGGCGCAGGGCGATGCGTACGAGCTGGGTGGAATTAGCATGGCGCAGCCGCTCGATGCCCTGGGCTTCGACGCCAGCACGGTTGCGGGGATTTCCGAATCGGCGCTTTCGATCGCGCAGGGCTACACGGCGGATTTGATTTCCGGACTGACGAAGGACTCAGCCGCGAAATTGAACGCGGCCATCCAGCGCGCGTTTCTCGGCGGGCAAAGTGTCTCCGACGTCATCGCGCAGATCGGGCGTGCGCTGGCCGGCGACAAATTCACGGGGCTATTTGGGCCGATCGCGGATCGCGCGGAGACGATTGCGCTGAACGAAATTCTTCGCGTGCATTCGATGGCCGGCCAGGCTCGGCTGGAGGATCTGCAGGCGAAGGTGCCGAGCGTGCAGAAGCAGCGCGTGCCGCGGCTCTCGCATATTCGCGTTAGCGGGATGCACGTTCCCGTCGACGAGCCGTTCATTGTGGCCGGCGAAGAGCTGATGTATCCGCGCGATCCGAACGGATCGGCCGAGAACACCATCAACTGCCATTGCTTGCTGGCGCCGTATATCGACACGGCGGACCTGCAGCCGACGGCTGCACAGAAACAGGTTTTGAAGGACTCGGGAGTTCAAATTTCAGTTACGCCCTAAAAGGGCAGAGGAGAAGGCAATGGCACCTGCAGGAACGATCATCGAAAAGCCGAATTTCCCGGAGCACTTTCCGGAAGAGCGGAAAGCGCAGTGGCACAAAGCATTCAATGACGGACTGGAACAGGCGAAGGTGGATTCGCCGGACGGTGCCTTTCTTCATCAGACGGCGCGGCGCGAGGCCAACCGGCTGATGCGCATTCCCGTTCCGAAAAGCCACGCGGACGCGATGAAGATGGAGCGCTGGCAATACCTGGAGCGCAAGACGATAGGCGCGGACCGCATCGCGGCGCTGGGATACGAGCCGCAAGGTCCCGGCGAACACGTTGTGCTGGTGACGATCGACGGGAAGAAGTATTTCTTCGCGGCCCCGGCCGGCCAAGCAAAGGCGGCTGAAGCGGCGAAGGACGCCGACAAGAAGTAGCGAACGCGCACAGCGCGATAGGAGCTGCTCGTGGCTAAAACGAAGAGCGTGGGCGGGAAGGAATATCCCGCCTCAGCTTTCGCGTATGTCGGGAATGCGGACGATCCGAGCACTTGGCATTTGCCGATTCCGGACGCCGACCACGTCCGCGATGCGCTGGCACGCTTCAATCAGACGGATCTGCCGTCGGATGCGAAGGCCAAAGTCGCTAAGAAGCTGCTGGCGGCGGCGAAGCGCTACGGCATCGACGCGAGTGGATTTGCGACCGAGCACGGCAAAGCGGCGGAGGCATACGTCGAGTCCTACGAGGATATCCAGCAAGAGATTTGGCAGGCGCTGCAGGACAAGTTCGGATACGAGCAGGGTGGCGGATTTCCACGCTACTCGCTGGTCGAAACGTTTCCGGACTACATCATCGCGCGCGGCCCGGACGGCGAGCTCTATCAGATCGACTATGGCGATGACGGTGACGAGATCACCTTCGGCGAGCCGCAAATGGTCGAGACCGCTTACGTCTCCGTGCAGGAGTCCGCTCGATTCCTGGCGAAGGAAGCGGGCAGCGGCGATGACGGCTGGAGCTGGCCGGTGCAGATCATGCAGAGCGGCTGGGCGCACGGCAGCGTGAACGGCAAGGAAGTGCCGCACTATTTTCCGCCGAGCGTTGTGGCGCAGGTTGCCGAAGCGGCGAACGGGCAACGCTTTCGGCGGCGTCATCCGAATGAGAGCGAAGGCACCGGAGCGGATCTGCCGGACCTGACGGCCGGCTGGACTTCCGAGTGCCGCATGGCGGGAAACAGCGCCGTCGGCAACGTGAACCTGCTAAAAACGGAAAGCGTCATGCGCGAGAAGCTGCTGGCCGCGCGCGAGGCTAACAAGCTGGACCTCTACGGCGTTTCGATTTTCGCGTTCTTCGGATTCAAGCCTGGAGTGCAGGACGGGAAGAAGGCGCTGATCGCCACGCAGCTGGCGAAATATGTCGGTTTGGATCTGTGCGCGGAGGCGGGCGCGGGCGGAAAGATTCTGCCTTACGCCGCATCGCACGCCGTTAACGGCGAGATCGCGCGCATGCAGAAGGACGCAGTGAAAAAAGTTTCTCCGGGCACGACCCGGGGAGAAAACGGCGACCCGAAAGGCGCTCGCCCAAATCAAGGAGCAAACATGAGAGAGGCAATTCTCAAGGTGCTCGAGGCGCTGAGGAAGGTCGACGCCGCGGGCGCAGAGGAGCTGCAAACCGAATTCGGGAGCTTGCCGGAAGACAAGCATTTCGAATTCTTCGCCAAGGTCAGCGGGGCCGCGGCAAGCAAAATCGAAGCGTCGCTGGTTCGCAATCCGGCCGAAGCTCGAAGCGCATCCGCGATGCTGACGGACGCGAATCAAGCCGCGCTGGACTCGCGCAATGGCGAACTGGTGGCGGCGGCGCAGGAAGCCGTGAAGGGCGCGAAGAAAGTGCAGTTCGTCGCGCTGCTGGAGCGGAAGATCACCGAATCGAAGCTGCCCGTGGGCGCTGCCGCACTGGTGCGCGAGCACTTCGAAGGCATGACCGCGGACGATACGGCGGTGGACAAATTCATCGGCAAGACGCGCGACGTGTTTGCGGCGCATAGCCCGATCGGAAGAACGGTCGGGACCGTCGAAGTCGGCCGCAGCGGCCGCGAGAAAATACAGCTGGCGATGGACGCCATGTTCGGCGTCAAGGAAGCGGTGAAGGACCCGAATTGCAGGCCCTTCCGCGGCATCAAGGAAGCCTACATGGTCTCGACCGGCGACAATGAGCTGCGCTTCGATAAAGGCGGCTTCTATCGCGTGTCGGAAGCGGTGTTGACCACGGACTTCCCGAACCTGCTGCTGAACTCGATGACGAAGAAGCTGATTCAGGACTACGCCGAGCTGGCCGTCGTCGACGGACTTAGCGTGCTGTGGACCAAGAGCACGCTGGGCGATTACAAATCACAGGACCGCGTTCGCCAGGGCTACCTGGTGGACCTCTCGACCGTCAACGAAGGCGCGGTCTACACCGAGCTGACCAAGCCGACGGACGAGAAGATCAGCTACACGATCTCCAAGAAAGGAAACCTGGTCACGATTTCCGAGGAGACGATCCGCAACGATGACCTGCAGAAGATCGCGGGCTATCCGAATCGGATCGCGCGCGCGGCGCGGCACACGCTGGCCACGGCCGTCAGCAACGTGTTCATCACGCCGCCGAACTATGACCCGGACACCCTGGCGTGGTTCCACGCGACGCACAACAATCTGAACACCGTGGCGCTTTCGGCGGCGGAGCTGGACGCGCGCAAGATCGTGCTCTACAAGCAGACGGAAAAAGATTCCGGCAACCGCCTCGGTTTGCGGCTGTGGGGAATCATGATTCCGCCGGACCTGGAGCCGACGGCGCGGCAGATCAACAACAACATGACCGGGACGAACAACTGGTACCAGCAGTTCGGCGCGAATGGCGAGCGCATCCTGGTGAACCCGCTGCTGACCGACGTCACCGACTGGTATTACTACGGCGATCCGACGATCGCGCCCTTCCTGGAAGTGGGATTCCTGGACGGCTACGACACTCCGCAACTCTACCTGGCGAACCTGCCCACGCAGGGAACGCAGTTCACCAACGACGAGCTGCAATACAAAGTGAAGTTCGTATTCGGCGTGAAGCCGATCGACTTCCGCGGCGTTGGCAAGGAAGTGGTCGCCGGCTAATCGGAATAGCGGTGATGAGCCGGGGAGTTTGGGAGAGCTCCCCGGCTCAGTTTTTCGAAATTCGCGCCTGACCGGCGCAGAGGAGTGAAGCGATGGAATTGCAACTGGTTCGAAGGCTGGTCGTCACGCGGCACAAGGCCGGAGCGCTTGCGGCGGTGAACGACGTGGCGGAGTGGGAAGCGCAGTTTTACGGGCGCATCGTGGAAGTCGAAACGTCGCTGGGGAGCATCGGCGGCACTTCGGGCAACACGACCGTGGATGTGAAGAAGAATGGCACGTCGATTTTCGTGGCGGCTCCGAGCATTGCGTTTAACGCGGCGCAGAAACGGCGCCGCGATTCGGCGACGACACTCTTGCCCGTCGGCACCGTCGGAGCGGCGGGAAACCTGACGCCCACGGCCGGCGAGCCGAATGGCGTGGACTTTGCGCCGGGCGATCTGTTCCGCGTGGACGTGACCGCGATTCCGGGCACGGCGTCGTCCGACCTGACCGTTGACCTGCATTGCATCGCGAAAGACGTTTAGTCGGGAGACGAAGTGGCGCATCAGCTCGATCAATTTCAGGCGCAGCGCGACGTGGCCTTCCGTGACGCGGCGGGAAAACTGCCTGCGGGAAGCCGCGACGCGCTGCTCGTGCAGGCGATTGTTCAGCGTTATTCCGTGGATCGCCCGCGAGAAGTGGTCGACGACATCGCGGGGAACGGAACGAATCTGCTGCCTCTGCCGGGCGGAGGTGGCGACGGCGACAGCGACGTTTGGGAAGAAGGATTCTCCGGCGTTCGGTCGATCGAGTTTCCGGCCGCGCAGCTTCCGCCGAGCTTGATTCTGGACGAGGACTGGCAGATGTATCGCACGCCGGCCGGACTCAAGATCATGATGATCACGACGGCGCCGGCGGTGACGGACACGGTGCGAATTACCTGGACGGCGCGGCATTTGCCGGACGGATCGACGATTCCGGACCCGGACTTCGAGGCGGTGTGCGATTACGCCGCAGGGCTCTGCTACGAAGCGCTGGCGGGCATTTACGCGCAGACCGGGGATTCGACGATCGGCGCGGATAGCGTGAACTACCGAACGAAGAGCCAGGAATATCTAGGACTGGCGAAGGCGGCCAAGAAGCGATATTTCGACCACGTCGGCGTGGATGATTCGCAGGGAGTTGGCGTGGGCCCGGCGATCGCGACCGGCAGCATGCACGAGAATTTGATTGGCGGCTTCGATCGCATGACGCATCGGAAGGCTTCGCGATGAGGATCCTCATCAAAGGGCTGGACGTGGCGACGGAGCGGATCCGCGTGGCCGTGGATTTGGGCATCGGGAACGGATTGGCCGTGGCTGGCGCGCGCGGCGAGCAGCTGGTGAAACAGAACATCACGAGCCCATTCGATGGGCGGCCGCCCGCGGTGGCAACGGGCAACCTGGCGAACTCGATCACGTTTTCGCTTTCGCGCGAGGTGGGCTTGAGCCGCGCCGTCGTGTTTGCGGCGCCGCCGGCGGACGTCTATGCGGATCCCGTCGAGACGGGAAGCCGGCCACACTTTCCGCCGCCATCGGCGCTGCTGCTTTGGGTTAAGAAAAAGTTTGGCGCGACGGATGAGAAGCAGGCGCTCTCGATCGCGTTTGCCGTGGCGCGGAAAATAGCGAAGCGCGGCGTGCAGCCTTTTCGGATGTTTGCGCGGGCGATGACGACGCTGGAGCCGGAGCTGGGCGGGATCTTCGACGCGCAGATCGCGAAGGCGATTGAAGCCGCCGGCGTGGGGAAAGAGTAGATGGCGGGGACGCTCAAACAGGTTAAGGCGCGCATCGCGGCGATCGTGCAGGCGGCCGATGCGAACGCGAAGGTCTATACGTTCCGGCGAAGCCTCAAAGATGAGGTCGACCTTCCGAACTTTGTCGGCTCGGACGGCCGGATGCATTTCTGGCACATCTTCCGCGAGAACGTGGCGCTCACGGACCAAGTGATCAATCAGAATTTCGTGCAGCAGGACGACACGCTGGTGATCGAGGGATTCTTGGCGGTTGCGGATGCGGACGATTCCGAGGAAATGTTCGACGCGGCCGTTGACGCCGTGCTGCAGGGCGTCAACGCGGACCGCCGCGCTGCGCCTGGTGGAACGAAGCTTAACGGGTTGGTGAGCACGACTTCGACGCCGAAGATGCGGAAGATGGATTTCGCGGTATTCGGGATGAACCCCGCAGTGTGCCATCACGCGGAGATCGCGATGATCGTGACGCCGCGATAT